GTAAATACCTGCAACAAATTAAGATTTTACCTTTGCTTGGTGCTGTCCCATTAACATCAAATGCTACAAATATATCTTTATCTGATTCATATGGAGTGCTATCACCCTCACTAATATCTAAATGTTGGGTTATTTGAGTACTTGATAAATTACCCATATTTGTTAAAGAATTATATACAACTCCTGTATTAACAGTAGCATCCGCTGTATCATAGTCTGTAAAATAATTATCATCGAAAGTTCTTATTCCAGAACTGTCTCTTTTATTTGTAGAACTAAAACCAATTAAAGCTGCTGTTCCATAATTTAAACCATGATTATCAGGTATTGTTGCGGTTAATTCTGTAATTCTTGAGGAAGCAGGAATAAGAATATTATTTGCTAAATTTTTATCGACTGTATTTGTATCTTCATCCATAGGAGTTTCGTTCCATAAAGATCTACACGGCATCCATACTGTAGTTAGACCACCCGATTGAGGATCAAATCCAACATCACAACCAGAAGCTAAATTACCACTTGCAACAATCGAAGATACCCACGCAAACTTTTGAACTGTTCTTGTATTAACACTAGAATTAAGTGCGGGTAATGTAAATCCTGTAAGTGTTAAAGGCTCACCGGATATACCTTCACCAATAACTGTAACAGTTAAAGCTGAGTTATCTGTTGTAGATGTAAATGTTAAAGAACCAGACGGATATATTCCTCCTCCATATTGAGTACCTGGAATAAATGCGGCTGCTCCTGTAGTTCCATCCGGATTAACATGATTAGCATCCCAACCAGTACCAGTGGATAAATCAAAAGCTGTATCTCCAGCAGGTGAACCTGCTGCTGTACAAATTGAAGTTTGTGCTCTTGCAAATTGCAAGTGATTAAAATTATAAGTTTGAACCGCTTCGACAAAACCAATATTTCTTTGCCCTAATTTTCCACCAACACCAATAGAGTTTCCTCTCATTCCTATTCTAGCTGAAGTATTAAGTTTTGGTTGAGTTGTTTGTTGAATATTTCCAACTGTAACGGGGGCGTCAAAATTTGTTTTAGCCATAGTTTTAAATCCTTTAATTTTGTATAATGAAGTTTTTATATGTTATTTTTAAGTAGAGTGCAAGAGAGCCTTATAAGAAAGTGCGATTTCAGCGATGTAGCTTTGTGACTTAAGTAGCTACAGAAACTTGTGGAGCAGCATCATCTACTTGATTCTGCTTTGTTGCAATAGCTGCTTCTTCCAGCTTAATGTCAGTAATGACTCTTTTAACTTTGTCATCTATTCTAACCATCTCAAGAGTGTATCTGTTATTATCCAGATGCTCCTGTTGCCACTTCAACTCCAAGGACCTTTTTTGTTTGTATAGGTCTTGTATCATTTATAACCTCTTCAAAAGTTATTCTATTAGATCCCGAATGATAACTATCTCCGAGATATTCCCATACTATACTCTTTTCTCCCAACTTGTCAAGTATAGCATTTTCAACACTTTCAGTCGTATCTTCAGCTAAAATACTAAATTTAGCATGATAATTATAGGCCCAGATGTTGATGAGAGTTTTTTTCATATTATGACTTTCGTTTAAAAAAGAGGCCGTTTTTAGGCGGCCTCTTAAATTTAGTTATTAGCTACCTTCAACACCGAAGATACCTCTATAGTCAGATACGCCGAAAGAATATCTTTCTCTCGCTTTGTATCTTACGTTTCCTGTTGAAAAGTCACCTTCCATTTTCGTTTGGATAGGTAGTCTTTCAAAGTACTTCATACCATTAGGTACATCAGTAATGATGTAGAAAGAATCAACGTCTGTTAGGTAATGGTTTACTCTGTAACCTTCAGGTACCATTCCCATGTTTTTCAGTGCATTGATGTCATTGTCTGCAGTACCAGTTCTACCTTGAGATTTTAACAATCTCTCAGCGTTAAACTGATTTTCAGAAGGAACAATCATTTTCATTCCTCTAGCTGCAATCTTTAACCCTCTTTCATCAGTCATTGCAGCGATGTCTATCATAGACTGCTCCAATGATGTTTCATTAAGGTCGGCTTGAACTGCTAACGTATTAGCTACAGTTCCAGCAATAGTCGGGTGAACAAGGCTAAATAAATTAACATTGTCACCTGATTGAAATGCAGCTGCTGCTGCAATTCCAGGTAGACCTTGGTTTAATGTGAAAGCAGATTTAATTTGCTTCGCATTTGCCATAGATCTTGCTAGTGCTTTTGTGTATCTAGACGCTAGTCTGTCATACAGATTGTCTTCCATAGCTTCTTCAGTTAAAGCAAATGCAAGTGCCACAGTCTCATTTGTGTATCTTGCAGTGTATGTTTCTTGTGCGTTGTCAAATGCAACCGCAGAACCCTCAGGTTTTACGTAAGCATTAGAAAAGCCAGATAACATTACTTCTTCTTCGAAGGCTCTGTCAGATGATTCTTTTGCATAAATTTCTTCATGCTCTGAATCGTATCTTTTATACTCAAGGCCGAACAAGGCGTTTAAACCTGGCTCAAGCTCTTTTACGAGTTGTTGTCGTGATATTGCCATGATTTATACTCCTTATATCCCAGCTACGCCAGAGCCTAGTAAATGAGTATTAATCATTACTCTAAAATTCACATTCGCTGCTGCGTAATCTGAATTTTCAGGGTCTCTTGACTTGCCGATTATTTTTAGTTGTTTGACAGTTTGAGCGATCGTAGTTTGATCTAACTCCATAGCTGACACTCCGTTTATTAGTGTACCAGTTCCTGGTGAAACAACGTTTGCTGTCGAAAAAATGTCCGCTTGTGACATAGCCGCTGCTCCAGCGTTTGATTGAACCTCAAACATTTGGTAGGGATTGTCATATACGAACGCTTCGATTTCACCGCTATTAGCAGGTGTAATTGCACCTGGGTACTGATTTCTAAACGTAGGTTTTTGTGTTGTTGGGTCATCGTAGAAACATCCCCAGAATGCGCCAAGATTACTAACATTACCAACTGTAGTAATATCTATATAACCTGTAGCTACTCCTATAACTAAATCACCTTGGAAGATCGTTGAAGCGTCTCCAGGTAAAATATTATATTGAGTCATCCCAGTGGAATCATCTTGCTGACCGACACTTTTTAACGGTCTAAGACCGAAAGCTGCATCTTGATTAGCCATATTATTTTTCCTCTGTTTGTAACTATTGCTAGTTACGATTAATTTAAATCCGTTGGGTCGTAATTGTTAAAAAACTTTTACTTACCACCGAAAGATTTGCTAGAGCGTGCTTCATAACTTAGAGGCATACTCGGGTGCTGATCCTTCATTAAATCGTTTTTGACAGCTTCGTCTCGTTGTTTAGCTTTATCACTATAGAACGTAGATCTTGCTTGTGCGATCTCCTCAGGTATTCTGGCCAGCAACAGACCTCCTACTCCGATAACTCCCTTGTATTTACCGTCTCCAACAACTGGATAACCGATCGCTTCTAATTCGTCTGCTCTTACTAATTCATATCCTGATCTTAATTTACCAGCGATATTTTTAGTATCATCGAATCCTAAACTTTCAGCTCTAATCCATCTATGTCGGAATCCATCCGGCGCAGGGGGCGCATCTAAAGCATTTGGTTCTTTCCAAACAACAGGTCGCTTTACAGCTTCTCTATTGTCGGATGCACGGGAGTCTCTTACTACTTCCTCTGTAACCTCCAATTTAATTTCTTCAGTTACTTTAGTTTCATTTTTTTTCATATGCGATTACTCCTCTATGTTTAATTGTTTAGCATATTCTTCAAGTGGCACGTTCAGTTTTCTAGCAATTGCTACCTGTGATGGCGTGAGTTGCACAGTCCTGCGATTAACTTTATTTACCCCTCTGGTAGCCGAAGCTACATTTTGAGTTGGCTTAATCGTTGATTTTGTAGTTGTACCAAATTTGTGGGGGAATTCAAGCTTTATTCTTCTATCTAATTCCACATAATAATCACCAGATTGAGGATCATAACCCTCTTCTTCTACTAATGTTTTATGTACATCAAACGCAGTATATGTCATGGCATTATCTTTACCAAACCACTCGTTTTTCTCTGCCCATTCTGTTGCTCTCGCATCAGGTCTTGGTACTTGTTGATTAGGGGCAACTGGTTGTTGAATAACAGGTGTTTTAACTTCTGTTTCAGCCTGTTTAACTTTCATTTCAGCTAATCTAGCTTCTTCATAACCTAATTTAGCTATTTCTTTAGAAGCTTCCACTTCAGCTTTGATGTCATTATTTTCTCTTGCAGAAACTAATTTAGCTTGAGCTGCTTCTATTCCAGAAACAATTCTATTTTCCATTTCAGAAACAAACCCTTTATCTATTTTAGCTAATCTTGTTTTTAGAGTTTTTTGTTCGGTTAAAACAGAACGAGCATATTTAGTAGCTTCCTCTTTTTGTCTCTCTGCTTCACGCATACGTTTAGTAAGTTTAGCAATTCTTTTCTTAACTCCTTCACTGTATTCCTCTAACTCTTTTTTAGGTTCTTCTTTAGTTTCTTCTTTAGTTTCTTCTTTTGGTTCTGTAGAAACTTCTTCAGTAATTAACTCAGTTGGTTTTTCTTCAACTGGAGTTTCTGTAGATATATCTACTTCCCCTTCAGGTTTTACTTCAGGAATATCAACATTTTGTATTCCTTCTTTTATAGATTCTTCTGGTAAAGTGACCTCAACTCCAGGTCCTTCTGTTGGTAAGTCTATGATCTTATCGTTTTCATTATTTGGCATAGTTTCTCCTATTTATTAATATTGATGTAAAATATCTGTTGGATTTTCTACAGTTGCTAAAACTTCGTCATCGTTTAGCAGACGTACTTCACCACCTTCAATTTGAATTCTTGATCCGGCATAACGTGCGAAAACTACCCAGTCTCCAATTTTACACCAAGGTCCAGAGTTTTCAAATCTTTTTCCTGTATAAGCTTCGGGTCCAATAGCTAGAACATTTCCTACTTGAGAACCAACTTGTTGTTTCTCTAGTGTAGACTCATTCATTATAAGACCACCTTTAGTTTTCTCATCCATTTTAAATGGTAAAACTAATAGTCTCCAACCCGTAGGTTTGGGAAGTAAAGATGTAACATCTTCTTTTTTTTCTGGTTTTGATTTTTCTACACCTACTAGAGGTGTATTCGTTAACTCAATTTTTGGGCTTGAGTTTGTGGATATTTGCGTCTTCGTCATTGTCTTGCTCCTTATTTTTTAGCAGGTTAGAGATTTCCTGTAAAACTAGTTGATATGCTTTTAATTGTCCTACCATATACTGGTATTTATCCCAATTGTCAACTTGTCCGTTGATTAATACATTTGAAATACTGTCTTGAGTAGTTTTAACTTCTTTTTGTAATTTAAATATTAAGTTTACGCCGTCCATTATACTTTTCCTCCTTTTTTAACTGGTATACCACCACTTGGGTATCCAAATTTATTATTACCCATTACAGAAGAATATCCTGCTGCGTTTGATAAGCCACCACGGGCTAAACCTACTTTTTTCATAGCCATTTTATGAGCTTTATCAAATGAGGTACCTTTACTCATAGTTGTTTTCATTTCATTCATGTGTTTTTTTGAATGATGCTTACTGTGTTTTTTTAAAGTACTTTCTTGTTTTTTACTGATAGCCATTATTTTCCTTTTATCAGATGAGTTGCTTTAAGTCCATAGACGCTCGCAATTACACCGACAAAAATTGTTTGGTACCATAATGGTAAATTTCCAAAGTGTAGAAAGAATAACTCCATTTTTTCCATGTGTACAGGATTATCTGACCAGACTGACCATCCCAACATTACGATCGGCACCGAAAGTAAAATTAAAATAAATTCGTCTTTCCAGTCTGATTGTCTAGATTCTAAAAGTTTGCCCGAGTATTCTAATTCTCCAGAAGCCATACGCTGTGCAGTTTTAGCTGCAGCATCTGCCATCATCATTTTAGTTTCTTGTTTTTTTTTATAGATGTGTGAGCCAGCGGAAACGGCTAATTTAATTGCCGAGAACCACATATTAAAACCAAGTAGCTTTTACAGGTTTCTTATCAGCTCTTATTCTTTTAGTACCTCTAACATTTACTGTTTGAGATTCTGTAGGGTTAGTAGTTTCAATAACTACTCCACCAGTTGCAGAGCCGTCTTTATTTATTCCTGGTCCTACACTAACTTTTGGTTCTTTAACAAAACCAGATCCTATTTGCCAATTTTTCATTATACTAATCCTCCACCTTTAAAGGCTCTTCCCATTCCTCTTTGAGCAATGCCACCACCTTTAAGTCCTCTAACGATTCTTTTCTTTTCGTCTTTTAAATTTCTTTTACCTTTTTTAGTAAAAGCTTTTTCTGAATCAACTCTTCCAAGTTCTTCCAGTTTATTCATTCTCGATGAATTCATTATTCTACTCCTCTTGATTCGTCTCTTCTATCTTTAAAAGATTGAGTTTTTGTAGATTCTTTTCCATCTCTCATTCCTAAAGATTCGTCAAGTCTAGCATTCGCACCTTGTTTTTTAGATCCACTGCTTTTCTTAGCGTAAGGGAATCTTCCTGAATAAGGTCTATTTTCAAAATCGTCTCTCATAATATTTTCTCCTATTGATTTTTTACTCTAAATAATCCTGCAAGTCCACCCCTATTTGCCATCATAATTTCATTATCTTGTATATTACCTGTAGCTACTGCACCACTTCTTCTTGCTTGATTGGCTCTTATTTTATCTAATGCACTTTGCATATTATAATCTAAATTTTCTCCTTGAGCATAATTTTCATCTACTTCAAGGGTTACTGGAGCTATGTAAGGTTGTATTCCATCTGGTTCGCCCTCTTCATCCTTATCTCGTATTGGATTAATATCAATTAATTCTTGATTAGCAATTTGAATTAGTGTGTCCGTATGTGGAGTAAATGCAGGAATTCCTGCTGCTTCGTATTCTGCTATAACTTCATTTAAAATTGACTCGTATTCTTTTTTGTTTACATCTAAATCATATGCAGTTTTTAAACTTCCCAATACATCAGTAACACCCAAAGTTAATTTACCTGCAACAAAAGAACTTACGGCTTTTTTACCTAGATTATTTTTAAATCTATCTTGTAGATCTTTTTTTACTGTATTATATTTTTCTTTAGCAATTGTTTGTTTTGTCTGTGATCTTTTTACACCGTAAAATTGATCTAAAGAATCATCGTATTTTTCTTCGTTTCTTCGATCAATGTCTCTTTGAATATCTATTGTTTTTTGCCCTGCTATTTGTT